CATAGCCGCCAGGCGCGCACGCCAGCAACTAACATGTTAGCATGCTAGCTAGGCTAGCCTGCTACCATGCTAGCAGATTGGTGCAGTGCAGCATTTTGCTGCGAGTGCTCAGAGGGGAGGGGGGGGCAGGGCCAAGCGCGGCTGCTGTTGCCGTGGCCAAGGGCTGCACGAATTTTTTTATTTTTTCTCCACGCTCACAACAAAATACTTGACGCTTGCTCAAACAGCCAACCCGCGCTATCTTGACGTCATGACCTTCCACTCACTGCCCTACGACCCGCGTCCACTGACCGCCACCGAGGCGCGTCTGGAGGCGATCTACGCGGCTGCCAAGCTGGGGCTCAAGGGCGACAGCCTGGCACTCGCCGCTGGCATGACGCCGGTCGAGTATCGCAAGCTCTGCCAGATGGACCCCATCGCAGAGTACGCCGAACAGAAGGGCCGCGCCGAGGGCGAGCGCGCCATGGCCACCACCCTGTACGCCGCTGCCGAGGCGGGCGACGCCAAGGCGGCGACCGAGATGTTGCGCTACGCCCATGGGTGGGTGGCCAAGCAGGCGGTCGAGGTCAGCATCGAGCAGAAGATCAGCATCACGGCGGCGTTGGAAGAGGCGCAGCGGCGCGTAATTGACCTTGTTGCAACGGAGGTAACGCATGTTTCCGAAATCACCTGACATTTCGGCGCAAAAACAACTTGTTACAGGATTGTTTGGGCGCACCCCCGGCACGGCAGGCCAAAGGTTTGATTTTGGCCAAAACCAACGCCGCGCGCGGCCAATGTTCTCTGACTATTCCGGCTGGACCTTGAGACCAGAATTTCGCGAAGACCTTGGTGACCGCGCGCAGTCTATAGAACAACTGCTGCGCATAGTGGGCCCGTCCATGCTGGGCAGCCGGGGCAAGATGTTCTACCAGTTCATGTCGCCGCCCGAGGAACCTGCGCCATCGCAGCAAGGAAATGCGTTTGCTGACCTGTTGTCCGGCGTTTTTTCTGGCGGCAACGCAAACACGCGCAATGCAATGTCGGCGTTTACAGGCTTTATGAGCCGCCGCAAATAATGCAGACCACGCGCTACAGCGCTGAGGACGAGCAGAACCTGATGGCGTCCCTGTGGGCGCCGTCGCTCAAGGACGACCCGCTCAAGTTCGTGATGTGGCTGTTTCCGTGGGGGCAGCCCGGCACGCCGCTGGAGCACTTCTCTGGCCCGCGCAAGTGGCAGCGCGAGGTGCTGCGCGATCTGGCCGAGCACATCAGGCAGAACAGCGGCAAGGTGGACTTCGACGTGCTCCGCATGGCCGTGTCTTCCGGCCGCGGCATCGGCAAGTCGGCCCTCGTCTCGTGGCTCATCATCTGGATGCTGACGACCCGGATCGGGTCCAGCACCATCGTGTCGGCCAACTCCGAGACGCAGCTCCGGTCGATCACCTGGGCCGAGATCACCAAGTGGCTGGCGCTCGCGTTGAACAGTCACTGGTTCGAGGTCTCGGCTACCCGCGTCATGCCCGCCAAGTGGCTGGCCGAGCTGGTCGAGCGCGACCTGAAGAAGGGCACGCGCTACTGGGGCGTCGAGGGGCGACTGTGGTCGGAAGAGAACCCGGACGCCTACGCGGGCGTGCACAACTTCGATGGTGTAATGCTGGTGTTCGACGAAGCCAGCGGTATCTCCGACAGCATCTGGCAGGTGGCAGCGGGCTTCTTCACCGAGAACACGCCCAACCGCTTCTGGATGGCGTTCTCCAACCCCCGCCGCAACACGGGCTACTTCTACGAGGCGTTCAACGCCAAGCGGGACTTCTGGCGCAACAAGACCGTGGACGCCCGCACGGTCGAAGGAACGGACAAGGCGGTCTATGAGCAGATCATCCTCGAATACGGGCCTGACAGCGTTCAGGCGCATGTTGAGGTCTACGGTGAGTTTCCCTCGGCTGGAGATGACCAGTTCATCCCGATCCATCTCGTCGACGACGCCATGGGACGACCCCGCTATAAGGACGCCTCGGCTCCAGTGGTCCTCGGCGTGGACCCGGCACGCTTCGGTGCCGACGCTACAGTTATCGCGGTACGGCAAGGCCGAGACATCGTGGCAATCAAGCGCTACCGCGGTGACGACACCATGGAAGTAGTCGGTCGCGTCATCGAGGCGATGGAAGAGTTCCAGCCGACGATGGTGGTGATCGACGAGGGCGGGCTGGGCGCGGGGGTCGTGGACCGGCTCAAGGAGCAGCGGTACAAGGTCAAGGGGGTGAACTTTGGGTCCAAGAGCAGCAAGCCGGTCATGTACGGCAACAAGCGGGCCGAGATGTGGGGAGCCATGCGGGAATGGTTGAAGACCGCGTCGATCCCACCCGACCGGGTGCTGAAGACGGACCTGATCTCGCCGCTGATGAAGCCGGACAGCAAGGGCACGATCTTCCTCGAAGGCAAGAAGGAGATGAAAGCCCGTGGGCTCGCAAGCCCCGACGCCGCAGACGCGATAGCCGTTACATTCGCGTTCCCCGTGGCCTCCAGAGGCGAGCGCGTTGACAGGACGCCGCGCAAGGCTTATGGTCAGTCAAGTGTTTCAACCTCTTGGCTAGGTTCCTGATGGCGCGCAAAGGCGTATCTTTGTCGGTAGGACGCGGTGAGAAGCTGCCCGTCAGCAAGGGCGCCGGGCTGACGGCCAAGGGACGTGCCAAGTACAACAAGGCGACGGGCAGCAAGTTGAAGCCGCCCGCGCCAAACCCGCGTAATGATGCAGAACAGGCGCGAAAAACGTCGTTTTGTAAGCGTATGCGACCAATTGCAGCCAAAGCAGGCGAAGGCAGCCGCGCCAAAGCCTCAATGAGACGGTGGAAGTGCTAAAATGGCCAAGAAACCCGGACTTTACGCTGCAATTCACGCTAAAAAGGCCCGCATTGCCGCCGGATCAGGCGAAAAGATGCGGAAAGTTGGCGCCAAAGGTGCTCCAACTGCCGCCGACTTCAAGAAATCAGCCAAAACCGCGCAGCGGTCGCTGTCCAGCTACGGCGGGCTGCCCGGCATGAAGCGCGTCAAGGGCTCCAGAAAGGACAAGTGACATGCCGTTAGTCAAAAACTCCAGTAAATCCGCCTTCCGCAAGAATATCAAGACTGAAATGGCTGCGGGCAAACCCGCAAAGCAGTCTGTGGCCATCGCCTACGCGACGAAGCGCAAGGCACAGAACAAAAAGGGCAAGTAAGATGGCTAAACGTTCTGTTGCGTATAAATCAGACCGCGGTCAAATTCCCAACACCGCCGACTACAAAGGCGACTTTCAAGGAAGTACGCAACCAAAGAGCAAATTGTCGGGCGGTTTTGGCCCCTTTGGCATAAAGTACAGCAAGCCGATTGGGCCCGTAAAGCCCGTTGGCCAGCGCATGGACGAGTACAGCAGGCAGCAGTTGGCCAAACTTAAGCAGAAAGCCGCCGCGCCCGTGCCCAAGCCCAAGCCCAAGCCTCCGCAGGTTATTCGCACGACCGTTTCTGAGCGCGTTACGCCTGCCAACGCCCCTGCAACCGCACCCGCCCGCATGGCGGTCAACCGCGCAACGGGCGACACAACGGGCTTTACCAGCGGCAAGACGACTGGCTCGACCGTGACCAAGGCTGGCGTTGCGACAAAAACTGGTGGTACAGCCTTCCAGCAGATGCAGCGCAATGCCATGGCAAAAAGAGGCGAGGCTGGCCCGCGCAAAGACAGCAGCGGCCGCAACGTGTCAAGCATGACGGGTAACCGGACAGCTACATCTAGCGCAAGCCGTTCGACCGGCGGCGCAAGCCGCTCGTCGCGCGGCGGCATGGAGAAGTTTGGCCCCGGAACAGGAAGCAAGAGGTAAATGGCTGATGATGGTCTGAAAGGCGCGGCCAAGGTCGCCAACGGCGGTACGGACAAGAGCGACATGCTCTCGACCATGCGGTCGCGCTTTACCATGGCCATTTCTGCCTTGGGCGAAAGCCGCGAGGACGAACTGGACGACCTGCGCTTCATGGCAGGCTCGCCCGACAACCAGTGGCAGTGGCCCGCCGACGTGCTGGCGACGCGTGGCTCTGTGCAGGGCCAGACGATCAACGCGCGCCCCTGTCTGACCATCAACAAGCTGCCGCAGCACGTCCGGCAGGTCACCAACCAGCAGCGGCAGAACCGGCCCAGCGGCAAGGTGATCCCGGCTGACGACAACGCCGACGTGGCAGTGGCCGAGGTTTTCGACGGCATCATCCGGCACATCGAGTATATGTCGGACGCCGACGTGGCCTACGACACCGCCTGCGACAACCAGGTGACCTACGGCGAGGGCTACATCCGCATCCTGACAGAATATGCACGAGAAGACAGTTTTGATCAGGATCTGCGCATCGGCCGCATCCGCAACTCGTTCAGCGTCTATATGGACCCGACGATCCAAGACCCGTGCGGGTCCGACGCCAAGTGGTGCTTCATTACGGAAGACCTGCTCAAGGAAGAGTTTGAGCGGATGTTCCCCGACGCAGCACCCATCACGTCCATCATGGCGCAGGGTATTGGCGACCAGTCACTAAGCCAATGGATTAGTCAGAACACCGTCCGTATCGCGGAATACTTCTACATCGACCATGAGAAGGCCAAGCTGAACCTGTACCCCGGCAACGTGACGGCCTTCAACGGTACGCCGCAGGACGGACAGCTCAAGGCCATGTTTGGCCAGCCGGTGCGCACCCGCACCGTTGACCGCCGCAAGGTCATGTGGGTCAAGACCAACGGCTACGAGGTGCTGGACGAACGCGAGTGGATCGGCAAGTACATCCCGGTCGTGCGGGTCGTCGGCAACGAGTTTGAGGTAGACGGACGCCTGTACATCTCCGGGTTGGTGCGCAACGCCAAGGACGCGCAGCGCATGTACAACTACTGGACCAGCCAGGAGGCCGAGATGCTGGCCTTGGCGCCCAAGGCACCCTTCGTTGCTTATGGCGGCCAGTTTGAAGGATACGAGATGCAGTGGAAGACGGCCAACACGACCAACTGGCCGTACCTCGAAGTGAACCCGGATGTGACCGACGGCGCGGGAAATGTCCTGCCTCTCCCGCAGCGTTCTCAGCCGCCAATGGCGCAGACGGGCCTTATTCAGGCCAAGATGGGCGCCGCGGAGGACATCAAGTCTACGACCGGCCAGTACAACGCCAGCCTCGGCCAGCAGGGCAACGAACGCTCTGGCAAGGCCATCCTCGCGCGCGTGCAGGAGGGCGACACGGGCACCTACCACTACGTTGACAACCTCGGCCGCGCCATCCGCCACATCACCCGCCAGCTTGTGGACATGATCCCCAAGATCTACGACACCGAGCGCATCGCGCGCATCATCGGCGTTGACGGTGAGGTTGGCATGGCCAAGATCAACCCGCAGCAGCCCGAGCCGGTCAAGCCGATCATGGACGCTGCGGGCAACGTCATTGAGAAGATCTACAACCCGACGGTCGGCACCTACGACGTCGTCATCACCACGGGCCCGAGCTATCTGACCAAGCGCCAGGAGGCCGTCGAGGCCATGGCCAACATCCTCCAGACCAGCCCGCAGTTGTGGCAGGTGGCGGGCGACCTGTTCATCAAGAACATGGACTGGCCGGGTGCGCAGGAGATGGCGGCCCGCTTCAAGAAGATCATCGACCCGAAAGTGCTGGCCGAGGACGACAAGTCGCCGGAACTCCAGTCTGCCGAGCAGATGATCGAGGCGCTGACCCAGCAGCTCAACCAAACCATGGGTATGGTCGAGAACATCCAGAACTCGATGGAAGCGCAGGAGTTGCAGATTAAAGCGTATGACGCCGAGACCAAGCGCATCTCGGCGGTCCAGAACGCCATGACGCCTGACCAGATACAGGACATCGTCATGGGCACCATCGCAGCGGCCATCGAAACGGGCGACATCTCAAACGGACGCCCGACGATGCCGCAGCCGTCCGAACGCCAGATGCCGCTGCCGCCCGAAATGCCTGTTGAAGGAGCCCCTGTATGAGCGGTTGCGACAAGTTTCTAGGTATGCTGTTCCTTGCGCGCGACGTAACGCACTCGGCACACCTCAACACACGGTCGTTTGCCAAGCACAAGGCGTTGGGTAAGTTCTACCCGGCAATCATCGACCTTGCCGACAAGTTTGCCGAAATGTACCAGGGCAAGTACGGCCTGATCGGGCCGGTCATGCTGATGTCGGCGGACAAGTCCAGCAACGTGCTGGAATTTCTTGAGCGGCAGGCGACAGAAATTGAAGACATTCGGTATAAGGTGGTAGACAAGGACTGCACGCCACTTCAGAACGTCATCGACGAGATCGTAGGGTTGTACTATACTACGATTTACAAACTCAAGTTCCTCGCATAAGGAGGCTATCATGGGCCTTAAGACCACCACGCAGTGTTTGGGCTACCAGCAGATCACCAGCCTGTCTGCATCGACTGCGCTGACCGTCCCGGTCGGGGCCACTCTGGCCTTGGTCGTTGCGGAGACGCAGGCCGTTCGCTGGCGCGATGACGGCACGGCGCCGACCGCCTCGGTCGGGATGCCGCTGGCCACGGGCGTGTCGCTGTCCTACGACGGCGACCTCAAGGCCATCCAGTTCATCCAGCAGACGGCTTCCGCAACCATCAACGTGTCTTACTACGCATGATCCGCTCCCCGGCTGGTTTTGATGGCGGCGACCGCATTAAGCGGTATCTGGACTATTACCAGCCCAGTTACGGCGTGATGATGCTGTCGGCAGGTCAAGCATTTAACCCTGCTTCGCTTTTTGCAGCGGGCGAGCAAGGTGTTTGGTACGACCCGTCCGATTTCACCACGATGTTCCAAGACAGCGCGGGGACCACGCCTGTTACAGCGGTGGAGCAATCTGTAGGCCGCATTCTTGACAAGTCCGGTCGCGGCAACACCGCCACGCAAGCCACACCAGCCTCTTGCCCCGTGCTGAGTGCTAGGGTGAACCAGCTTTTGGCTACGGCTACGCTGTCTACGCAATCGGTAACAACTGTTGCAACGGCTTACACGCTCGCCTTTAGCGGCGATGGTTCCGTCACGTTATCGGGTACAGCCACCGGAACGTATACCGCAGGAAGCAACTCTATTACTTGCACTGCCGGATCGCTTACCATTACCGTATCGGGAACGGTTACAAACGC